GATGAGCCGGCGGATCATGGCCAAGGATACCGATGAACCGATTGACAGCAATATGCTGGACAAGCTGGTGCTGCAGTTCATCGCGGACGTGCAGGCCAAGTATGGCCTGGTGTCTGCCTTGTACTGGGATAACGCCGAAACGGTGCTGGGGAACAGTATCCGCAACGCCGTGGAGCGCGAGTATCCGGGCATCGGGGTGTACCCGGCAGCCAAGCGCCGGATCAATGACCGTATCAATGCGACGGTCCGCCTGCAGGGCGGGGGTCGTTTTTGGATGACCACGGACTGCGCGACGCTTAAGGACGCCATGACCGAGGCGGTTTGGAATCGCGAAAAGATGGACGATGAGCGGCTGGATGACGGCAGCACGGACATTGATAGCCTGGATGCGTTTGAGTACACCATCGAACAGGATATCTCATACCTGATAGGAGCGTAGGATGTTTGAAAGATTGAGAGGGCTTTTCAATACCATGTTTAACCGATATACGATCACCCGGGTACTGAACGCCGTGCCCGAGATGACGACGCCGATGATTGCCAAGATCGAGCAGTGGAACGATATGTTAACAGGGAACGCCCCTTGGTGCGTCGGTTCTGACTATGTGACGTCCCTGGGCATCGAGCAGGGCATCTGCCGGGAGTTCGCCGATGTGGTGCTGTCTGAGATGGGGGTGAAGATCACAAGCGACAAGCTGCAGGGGCTCTTTGATGCTGGTATCGAGGACATTAATCAGAACTTCCAGGACGGCTTGGCCGGCGGGTCATTCGCCCTAAAGCCAATTCTGGAGACCGGGGCCACCGAGTTTGTCCCCGCGGATTTGATGGTACCCATCCGCTTTGGGCTGGACAAGAAACCGGCGGATATTGCATTTTTGGATATCCAGCACGTGGATGACAACAAGTACTACATCCGCATTGAGCGGCATACATTGGTGGACGGGGCGCTGGAAATTACGAACACTGCCTATCGGTCCTCCACCCGATACGGCTTCGATCAGGTGGTGCCCTTGTCGGTGCTGCCGGAGTGGGAGCATATCGCCGAGGGGCGACGTTATCCCGGCATGACCGAGATGGATTTTGGCTATTACCGAAACCCCATCAAAAACAAAATCGACGGCACAGCTTGTGGGGTGTCCATCTTTAACAGCGCGATTGAACTGATTCGCAAGGCCGATATTCAGGGGGCCCGGCTCGATTGGGAGTTTGAATCCGGGGAGCGAGCCATCCACGTGGACAGCCGGATGCTGCAGTCTCAGGGGCAAGGTCATCGGACCATGGCCAAGCTGAATAAGCGGCTTTATCGCGGGCTTAAGGTCGGAGACGCCGAGGCCGAATTTGTCAAAGAGTTTTCGCCCGATTTACGGGATGAAAATATCGTGAATGGCTTGGAGCGGTACTACAGGCAGATCGAATTCAACGTTGGTCTGGCCTACGGGGACCTGTCCAATACACAGGACGTCGATAAAACGGCCACCGAAATTAAGCAGGCCAAATTTAGAAAGTACAATCGGGTGGCCGCGATCGAAAAAAACCTGACGACCTGCTTTGAAGATTACGTGAAAGGGCTGGCCTTTTACAATCACCTGTACAATACAGGTTATGAGGTTAATTGCAATTTCCGGGATAACGTCCTCACAGACGAGGAAGCCGAACGGCAGCAGGATCGGCAGGACTTGGCCGCCGGGATCATGCAGCCCTGGGAATACCGTGCCAAGTGGTATGGGGAAGATGAAGCCACGGCGAAAGCCATGGTAGCCGCTCCGGAAGAGGGCGTGATCGATGAATGAGAACCCAGGGCGAAGTTGAAGGCCTGACGCTTACCAGCGAAAAGGCCTTTGCGGATCTCGAGATGCGGATCATGGAGGACGTGGTTGAGCAGATAAAGGTCAACGGCGCTTCCACCGCGACGGCAGACTGGGAAATCAGCCGACTGGCGCAGCTGGGGATCAGTGAACGCAATATCCATAAATGGGTCGCCGAGGCGCTGGGCGTCGGCCAGAAAGAAGCGGACCGCATTTTAAGTGATGAGGTTTATGAGGACTATAACAAGCACGCCCGGGCTTACAAGCTCAGCGGCTTAAAGCAAACGCCGTTTGCAGAGAACGCGGAGCTGCAAAACCTAATCCGGGCCGTCACCCAGCAAACGCATGGCACCTTTGAAAACATTACCCGGTCCTTGGGTTTTGCCACCAAGGGGCCGTTGGGAAAAGTCAACGTGCAGCGGCTACAGCAGTTTTACATCAAAACCCTTGACGACGCGATGATGGATATTGTCAGCGGAGCTTTTAGCTACAACACGGTGCTGGAGCGCACGATTAACACCATGACCCAAAGCGGCTTGCGGTCGGTCGATTATGCCACCGGGCACAGCAATCGCATTGAAGTGGCCGTTCGGCGGGCCCTGATGACTGGATACAGCCAGATACAGCGCTATAACGCGGAACAGGTTGCGGATGAGCTGGGCACCGATTATTTCGAGGTTTCCGCTCATGGCGGTGCCAGACCTTCCCATGCCGAGTGGCAGGGGCGGGTGTATAGCCGCGCGGAGCTCTATAGTGTTTGCGGGCTGGACACGGCCACCGGGCTTTTAGGGATCAACTGCTATCACAGCTATGATCCTTTTATTCCCGGCGTATCGATCCGGCGGTACAGTGATGACGATCTGGATCAGATACGCCGTGAAGATAACCGGCCGCGGGAGTACGGCGGAAAAACCTATAACAAGTATGAAGCGCTGCAGCACCAGCGAAAGCTGGAAACCACGCTGCGCAAATACCACCGGGGCGCTTATCTGCTGGAAAAGGGCGGCGCAGATCCGGATACGATCCTAAACAAAAAGATCAAGTACCAGGTCACCTATAGCAAATACAAGTCTTTCAGCCAGGCCATGGGGCTGCCGATGCAGCGCGCCCGGATTTATCAGGATGGGTTAAAGGTGAGCACGTACGTGCGGAAAAGCAAGATGCCTTTTAAAATGCCGGCCTACCTTTCAGACGTCAAAAACGCGGAGGCCTTTGAAGGGGATCTTGTGCAGTACTTCAAGCGGGAGATGAAGCGCATCCCGGAAAAGCATTGGAAAGAGCTTCACGATTACGTGAAGGAAGTTCGTATTGATGCGAAAGGCCCATCCCGCTATAATAGAGACACAAAGGTCATTTATTTAAAGGGTTCTGCAGGAAGGGGGGATTTGACCCATGAAATAGGACACGCATTGGAAACAAAGCTTAAATTATACGAGCGAGAGGATTATCAAGCAGTCCGCAATCAAGGCCTACCGGATAAGATTAGTGTTTTTTCAAAAGACGTTGTTGAAGAAACCCGGGAGGGTGGACGAACGATCAGGATTTTGAAAAACGATAAGTTTGTTTCCGATTATCAGGGGTACATCAATCCGGCTGATCAGTATGGCGGGAAAGATTTCCCGAACGGCTATTTGAATAAAAGGACATTGATTGAATACTTCTCAGAAGGTTATCGGTTTTACTGTGTGTATCCTGAAATTCTAAAGCAAAAAGACAGAACCTTGTATGACTATATAAGGAGGTTGCTATGAAAAAAGAGCTTGTAAATAGCGCGCTAAAAGCAAAAAGTCTTTTGGAATTCGAAAGGATTTTATGGAAAGAGGGTTACTCAGTTGATGATCAAGAAGAGTGGCCAAAAGAACTGCGAACCAAATATGATGAGTTTACTGAGGGCCTGATGGATTTTAATTGTGTTCCGGATTATTTTTAAAGCACCTTAACGGGTGCTTTTTTCGTGGGAGAAAATCAATGAAAATTCAACCAAAATTAGAAATTATATTTGACGGTATGGGAACGTCCGTCATTCTCGACGGCAAGGATTTGATGGGTGTTAAGCGCGTGAGCTTTGATGCCCGGGGGAGCAAAGAGCCACCTACCTTAACGCTCGAGATCGACCCTAAAGCTTTTGAGCGGCGGGATAAACCCGCATATTTAAAATAGTTACGTAAGAAAATAGTTTTTGAATATTAAGACGCCTTCCCGGCGTTTTTTTATTGCATGGACAGCGGAATCAGTCCTAAAACAGTTCCGTCGCGGGCACTGGTAAAGGCCCTAATAACACCTAAACGCGAAAGGAGAACGCAGATGAAAACAGAATTTTTAACAGGTCTCGGTTTGGAAAAGGACGTGATCGATCAGATCATGGCCGAAAACGGCAAGGACATCAACGCTGCAAAAGAGGCAGCAACAGAAGAGCTGACAACCACCAAGGAAGAACTCAAACAGACGAAAGAGCAGCTTGAGACGGCCAATGCCACCATTGACGGCTTTAAGGATTACGACGATATCAAAACACAGGTGACGGATTACAAAGCCAAGTATGAGCAGGCCGAAGCCGATAAGCAGAAAATTCAGGAGGACTATGCGTTCAACAGTAAGTTTGAAGTCGCAGCCAAAAAGGCCGGCGCGCGGGCGATCAAGGCGGTTTCGCCGTTTATGGATATGGATGCCCTGAAAGCATCGAAAAACCAGGACGCGGACATTGAAAAAGCCTTTGAGGATTTGAAAGCCGGGGAAGAAACGAAATTCCTTTTCGCGGCGGACGAGCCCATCGATAACCCGACCGCACCTTTGGGCAGCGGTGGCGGCAAAGCCTCTCCGCTCGATGCCGTTGCGAAAGCGATGGGTCTTTCGGAGAGCGATATGAAGTAAAAGCAACAAAGGAGTAATACATGGCAAACAGCATTGCACTGATGAAGCAGTATGTGGCCCTACTCGATAAGGTCTACAAGAAAGCTTCGCTCACTTCGGTTTTGGACGGGTCGAACGACCTGGCCAGACAGGGCGCCAACGCCAATGAAATTTTGGTGCCTAAAATGGATATGCAGGGGCTGGCGAACTATGACAAAACCGCTGGTTATACCCAGGGCGATGTCACACTGGAATACGAAACCCTGAAATGCGACTACGACCGTGGGCGCAAATTCAACGTTGATAACCTCGATAATCAGGAAACGGCCAACGTTGCCTTTGGGCAGCTGGCTGGAGAATTTATCCGTACGAAGGTCGTGCCGGAACTCGACGCCTGGCGTTTGAGCAAATACGCGGCAACCGCCGGCATCGGGACTGCTAACGGCGCACTGGCGGATGGCAAAGCCACCCTGGCGGCACTGAGAAAGGCAAGGGATACCATTGAAAACGCGGAGGCCGATTTGGCTACTTGCTATCTGTTTATCAATCCGGCACTTTTGGGTGCCGTGGATGATCTCGATACCACCGCCTCGAGAAAAGCCCTTGAAGGCTTTGCAGGCACGGTCAAAGTGCCGTCTTCGCGTCTGTTCTCGGATGTAAAACTCACGGCGGGCGGTGCTGGCGGGTTTGTTGGAACCAAAGCCGTGAATTTCCTGATCGTCGATAGACAGGCGGTGCAGCAGTACCAGAAACACGTAGTGCCTAAAATGTTCACCCCGGACCAGAACCAAAACGCGGATGCCTATATCTACACCTATCGCACGGTGGGCATGGCGCAGGTCCTGGATAACAAGAAAGCTGGCGTGTACGCGCATCTGGCACAGTCCGCCTAAGTGAGGTGATCCTATGGCATATACGGAATTTGAGTATTATAAAAACGTCTATCTCTGCGGACTGTACGCCTTAATCGGCGTGGAGGCCTTTGACTTCTATGCCAAAGAGGCCAGCCGCAAGATCGATGCGGCAACGGATGATCGGCTTAAGATGGCAGACATCATCCCGGACGCGGTCAAGGATTGCGTGTGTGCCGTGGCAGAGTACCTGTATAAAGCCGATCAAGCCGAAAAGCAAGCCACGGAAAGTGGTGGCAGCGGTTTATTGACTGAGTATAGCAATGATGGCCAAAGCGCTCGTTTCGCGGCCGATCCAGCCTACCTGAGTGCGAACCGGGAGGCCAGGATCAGGGCCATCATTGAGGAATACTTAGGGAATACCGGACTGCTTTACGCCGGATGCGAACCGAGGGAAACTGAGGTCTATGATAGGGGTGAGGTTGATGAGCCTGAACCCTAACTATCGCATGACCATCACCGTTTTCAACCTTTTGCGCGCCGCCGATAACGGTGGCAAAGAGGAATGGCAGAAAACGGTACTGACTGATTGCTATTTTTCGTCGGTACGGCACGTACAGGCTATCACAGACGGATTTCAGGTGCTGGATGACACGCATATTGCACGCATTCCCAAAAGCGATAAGTATTTACCCTATCGCGAATGGAAAACGGCTAAAAATCGCGCTGAGAGCTTCACACTGTCAAAAGGTGATTTGGTCATTCTCGGTGATATTCCTGAGGCGATCGATGGCACGAAGGGGCATAGGGTGACAGATTTGCTGCTCAAATACGCACCAGACGCATTTAAAATTGCGACGGTAGCGGATAATACCCGCGTCCCCTTTGGCAAGCATTACCGCGTGGAGGGATAACGATGGCTGATGAACATGTGCATGTTATATCCATAGAGTGGAAAAAGCCGGTACCGGCATTGTGTGACGACGTGTGCGGACAGCAAGCGCAGCTATTCGCAGCTAACGAATTTAAGCGGATTATGGAACCCTATGTTCCCGCCGATGCCCAGGTGATCTTAGCGCGAAGCGCCAGGGTTACAGCCACAAAGCGCAGTGGTACGATCATCTATAGCGCGCCATATGCACACTATCAGTACGAAGGAAAGCTATTTGTTGATCCCATTACGAAAAAGGGTGCGTTTACGGATGGCGAACGCTTTTGGTCGCGGCCTGGCGTTCCTAAAATTCCAACCGGACGGCGATTGCACTACAACACGTTTAAGCATCCGCTGGCCACAGACCACTGGGACAAGGCGGCCTTTACCGCTCGGGGTGACGAATTGGCTGAGGCGTTGACGCGCTACATTGATGCGAGGTTGCGATGAGCAAACACGATGCAATCACAGAGTATTTCAAACCTATCATCGAGCAGCTAACCGGTGAGCCGCTGCGATTTAATTTTTCGTCCACCGATCCCGAGGGTGTGTCGATCATGACTAATTACTCGGATCGCGTGGTTAAACGCTATTTGCACGGCGGCGCGCAAAAGGTTTACGGGTTCACTGTGATATGGGTTAAGCCCTATTCGACGGATAACGACGACCTCAACCTTGATGCTATGAATTTCGCACAGTCCTTTATGGATGAACTGGAAAAGCGCAACCGCGCGCAGGATTTCCCGGTATTTCCTGAAGGTTGCGAAGTGCAGCACATGGAAGTTTTACAGAACATGCCGAACCTATCCGGCATCAACGAACAGATGGGACTTGCCCGGTATCAAGTACCGGGGCAAATTTTATATTTTGAAAGCGAGGATAACGATCTATGAAAAATGTAATGCGGTTTAATATCGCTGACTATATCGACGTCACGCCGGGGACAGAGGCAGAAACCTATACCCTGATGGGAACCGGGTTTAACAAACTCAACGAAGACCCCGGGGCCAAAACCACATCGAAAACCTATATTAACAACCGTTCGGCCACCACAACTTTGCAGGGCTACGAATCCAAATTCCCGTATGACGCGGATATGATTGCGGACGAAGCGGCGATGATGTTTGTGTATAATATCGGCCGCAACAGAAAAACTGGGGCAGATGCCCAGACAACCTTTGTCCGCGTTGATCTGTACGATCCAGTGGCAGAAAAACCCAACGAATTTAAGGCCCGCAAATTCAACGTGACGGTCGAACCTGATGCCGTTGAAGGAGACGGCGGCGAACAGGTAACCACAAGCGGCAAACTTGACGTGATCGGCGATCCGATTCAGGGGACATTTAATACCCAGACGAAGAAATTCACAGCTGCAGGTGCTGGTGCGTAAAAAGTATTGAGAGGAGATAAAACATGGGACAGTTCAGATTTGAAAAGAAGTTTGTTAATTTTGATATTAATGGCCATCGTCGCAAGGTTGAACACAACGACGATTTGCTTTTGAAATGGTCGACCGCATCCAAAGAGTATCAGGATATGGCCGATCAGATCGATGCTAACGAAGAAGGAGACACCGAAGAATTGCTTGATAAATTTAAGACATTCTTCCAGGAAAACATCTATGACGCCATCTTTGGACGCGGTGCCTATGACAAAGATTTTGACGGCTTAGAACTCGGCGTGTACGACATGATGGAACTTTATATTTACCTGGCAACAGAAATTCAGGCGGTGGAAAATTCACGATTTACGCAGTACAGCGGCGATGGTTCCCTGAGCGATCTTAATGACTACCGAAAAAACCGGCCGAAAACACAGCCGTCCAAAAAGAAGCGTAAACGCTAATGAACCTGTTGTTAGACAAACTGCCTGAATCCGTTTATCTGGCTGATCCCGACCCGCCATTCTTAGAGCGGGAATATCCACTCAACACAGATTACCGGGTCGGCATTCGGTTCACAAATCTTTTAGAGGATGATACACTGTCCGACCTTGAAAAAGACGAGCAGGCACTCATGTTTTATTACGGCGGCATCCCGGCCAATGTGGATGCCGCTTATCAGGCTTTAATTCAATTTTATCTTTGTGGGCGTGATCCCGATGAAGTTAAAACGGACGGCCAAAGCGGCCCGCCTGTTTTTTCATACACTCAGGACGCGCCCTATTTATTTGCCGCATTTGAACAACAATACGGCATTGACTTAACCGCTGTTGATATGCATTGGTGGCGGTTTCGCGCGCTTTTCGACGGCTTGAGCGATAAGACGGAGTTGATGAAGATCATTTCTTATCGGGCGTGGAAACCCTATAGGGACTGCCCCAAAGAAGAAGCGGCGCGCATGCGCAAGCTTCAAAAGCATTATGCACTGATTGACGGCCAAAAGCGCCAACAAGCAAATGAACTGGAAAAAATTCTAATGGGTGATGGGGACCTGTCGAAGTTAGACAACGATTAAAGGTGAGGTAACGCTATGAGCACAGCGAATGTTCGCGTTAAAACAATATTCGATGGCAACGGCTTTAAAAGTGGCCTGTCATCCATGGAATCCAAAACCAATAGCTCGACTGGCAAAATGTCGAGCATGTTCAAAAAGTTAGCAATCACCGTTGGCGCTGTTCTCAGCGTGCAGCAGGTTGTGAACTGGGGGCGTGCGCTGATCAAAGCATCAGATCAGTACACCAGCGCTATGTCGCG